AATATTTTATATAAATTTATCTATATTTAAATTATTAAGATGTTATCCAAAGAATATGTCCAAAAACACTCCCATTTGCTGTGGGAGGATATGCTGAAATTTTATTACTCCCTGCTACAATTTGCCCAGTTGAACCTGACCAATGTCCATATATATTGTCAGTAGATATTGGTCTGTAAGCTGAAGGTATATTAAATAAATCTGTCCATACATTTGGTGTTTTTCCTGAATATTGGTAGTTATTAAATACTGCCAATACGATTTTTCCGTATTTGTATAGTTTTGCTCCGTTTGCAAGTGTATGTGTTGATACTGTTAAGTCAGATATTTGAGATGCAGTATGTGTGTGACTACTGTTAGCTTTACCATTCAACTTAGTATTCATTTCTGTTTCAGTATAGTATCTGTCATCATGAGTATGTCCTGTGTCTGATTTGCTATTTAATGTTGATTGAAGATTGGTAATATTGCTGATACTGTGACTGTGACTACTGTTAGCTTTACCATTCAACGCATTAGTCACGATTTTATTCTGTACAGGATTAGTTGATGAACTACTCAATGAACTATCAACAACTGTTTTATTAGCTTCTGTAGCAATACTATCAAGTTTAACTTTATCCTCTTTAGACAAAAAACCATTACCATTTACTGTTGCAGTAGTGTGAGTATGATTAGTGTCTGATTTATTTTGTAATTTTGTATCTATTTCATTTTTAACATATACTTTTGTTTTTAACCAAGTTAATAAATTTGTTTTAAAAGATGCAACCATTATATCATTACCTCCAAAAAGGGGATCTTTGAAAAAAAATAGGTGAAAAAAGTTTTATATGATGAGATAATTAGTTTATAGTTAAACTAAGAGTTCCATCATCCGCTAAATCAAGACTACCGTTGTTTTCAATGTACTCTACTATTTCTGGCATTTTTACAAAACCAGTTAGGTCAATGTCAATTCCTCCAAATTTTTCATAACCTGGAGCATCAGATGCATCATTCCAGAAATATTCGTCATAAGTGTTTTTATTTTTACCATCACCTTTAATGAGATATATGGTTCCAATTGTGCCAGTTGTTGGCAATTCTGCGACTGATGCGACTACTTGAACATTCCATTTTGGAATAGTTGAGTATAGGTCGTATACTGCTTTTGCAGAAGGTATCTGAGTATCAGATGATGTGTTACTTAATTCTGTAGTTTTTACACTAGTATTTAATTTAGTGTTTAATCCATCGGTTAATTCTGTTTTTGTCGCATAAGTACTATCTGCATTTGTTTTCGCAGTTGCTAATCCATCACTGACTGCTTTGGTGGTTGGGTATTTATTATCACTTGGGGATGATAAACTTGTTGCTTTGTTTGCAGATTTCTCGAATCCTGAAGTTGCAGTATCCCAATCAGTAATGTCGGAATGCTTCATTCCTGTAGGAATACCTGCTTCTACTTTTTTGATTTCATCGTAGACAGCTTTACCACCAACGACATCATCATTAGTTAAATCACTATTGACTGCTGTTTTAATGCTTGTTTTATCAATTTTCCCATCAAGACTGTTTTTTACAAGTTTTTCAGATGCTACTTTAGTATCTGATGCAGTACTAGACCAGGTAGTTATTAAGTTTCCTTTTTCAATAAACCATTCTTTTAATTTAGGTAAAATATTTACAGATATAGTCATAATATAAAACTCCTTTATTTTTTTTTAATTAAATATAAGATAGATCCCCTCATTATCCGAGGTTATTTCTCCATCAACAATACAATCTTTTAATTTATTGTTGATTTCATTGATTTTTTCATCAATTTCTGCTTTCGAATAATAATTCTCAACAGATAGAATAGGTACTCGTTTTTTCACTTCCCCATTACTCAAACATATAATGCTCCCATTATCGTAATTAAAATCATCATATTTCTTAGACAGTTCATTATCAATATAATTTTTAGTATAATAATTATTCAAAATTAAATCCTCAAAAGATAAGATTTTCAAGATTTCTCCTTGACTATAACAATATAATTTGTTATCTTCAAGAACAAGATCATCATATTTTTTTCTTAAGCTTTCAAAAATACTATTAAAAATATTAATATTTTCAGAAATTGGAGTATTGCTTTTTTGAGGTGAAATAGTGTTTGATAATGGTACGATTATATAATTGGTGGTGATACGATCTCCTGCATATATTGCAAGTTTAAAAAAGTCGCCTTCCAGAACATTATCTGGTATTTTGCAGGAATTTTCATCTAAATGTATACGAGTTTTGTTATTCCAACTATCTTTAAAAATAACATATTTTTCACTATTTTCTTCCCATAATTCTCCTGAAAATTTAAAATATGCTCGTATTATATTTTTAGATTTGTTAACGAGGAATTCATGGTCTGTTCTTTTTAAAGATTGTTGTTGTATTTCAAATTGTAATGTGATCACATTAATCATCCCCCCATCATATTTTCCTATTTTAACTTAATAATAGTGTTTAAATTACTTTTATGATTTTCATGTCTGTTGCAGGATTTAATCCTTCATAACCTCTAATAAATGCTGTGAGAACATAAGTTCCTCGCTCTAACAGAATTCCTAATCTTTCAGATTTTCCATTTTCATTAATTTTACGAATGTAAGGAATACCATTGATTACTAAAACTACTTCTTTATCAGTATAGTTAAAATCAGATTTATCACAATATAACTTTGCATAAATTCCATCGGATTTATAATTTACTTCTATTTTTGTTCCATTTTCACCAGCATTGTCACTCCATCTTCCAATTTTAATTCTCATACTATTTTTTGTATATGCTTCTTGTAATTGTGAACTTGATGATTCAATATTTGAGAGTCTATTATTAAGTAATTGTCCTTGATATGCTGATAAAGCTTCTCCTTTAACATATGCTTGAGCTGTTAAGTTATCTCTAGTTTTACAGTGCCCATATTCATTTGTACTGCCTAAACCATATTTTTCTGTAGTTCCTACATGATATTTTGGAGCATATTCGGTATGAGTATGTTCTCTTAATGCTACATCACTGCTTTTAAGATTGCTTAATGTTGTTGCATTAATAGCAACATCTTCTTTTGTATTTGCCAATATTTCAATTAAATCTTCTTTTGACAAGTAAACTGAGTTTAAATTATCTATTTTGTCTTTTAAGTTTTGAAAACATTTATCTTCAACTATCACGATTTTTTCTACAATATCTTCAGTGTCATTGTAAATTAAGACATTTGCCCCAATTACTTCACCATTATTATCTTTGTAGTATACTTCTGATTCAATATCCATTTTAATTTCACCTTTTTATGTTTTGTACTCAATATAATTCGGTTTAATGTAACATTGCTTACGAATATTTTCTCTTTTAGCGTAATATCCTATACTTATCCCTGAATCATCAAGGTTTGGTGTATAAACAATTGTAATAATATCATTCAATTTAAGTAATGTTGATTTATCATTATTGTTTATTATGTCAAAGACTAATTCATGAGTATTATAATCGATTGTGAAATCAACATCTTCTATTAGTTCAGTGTTATCTGATGATGGATTTAAAACTACTTTTCTTATAGGGTCTACTGGTGCAGTTCTTAAAGGTATTCTTCTTGATTCTAAATGTGTTTCAGTTACTTCAATTGTTTCTTTGAAATAATCTAATATTAATGGCATTTCACTATCATTTAAACGGTCAATAAACAATGGATTATAAACAATATTAAATGTACCTGTAGGCATGTTTTTTAAAACATCATCATAAAATATTAATTCATCATTATCATAATCAACATGATAATCATACCATTCACCGTAAACTACTGTTTCTCCAGTATTTGGTTGTAAGCTACAATTTAACATAGGGTAAGCTGGACTGGAAACAAAATATAATCTGTCAAAGAAACCTTCTTGATAAACTCCAGCATTATCAGTGAATCCTGTAACATATACTTGTTGTTGCTTTAATAATTCAATAATAGATTGATTCTCTTTAAGATAAGCATGAGCTTTATTATTTGAAATGTTTTTAAATTTATCTTCAGATATGCCCTCAATCCAAGTGAAATTTTCAACATCTTTTGGTTCAATGATAATGAAATGTTCGGTTACTTCTTTATCCCTTATTATCTCTGCAGTGCATGTAACTGTTGGTTCAACATTAAATGGTGCATTTACACGACCCCAAACATTAGCCCCAAGCATAGCTGCAGTTTTTGGATGATAATAATGTGTACGGACATACATTTCATCTGGAATATCAGTACTTAAATAAATAGTAATATTTTCAATTAATGGTGAAGCATTATCCACAGTTGTTTTCAATCTTGCACGGACAAAAACAACATTACGAAGATTATTACTATCAAAATCAACTTTGTGGCTATCTCCTACAGTAATCCAATCCCTACCATTATTACTGACCTGATATTCACATTGAAGTTTTTGATCATTTACATCACCCGTGTCATCAGCAGAAATGAATATTGATTTAATAGGATTGCTAAAAATAGGTGATAAATACAACCAATAATCTTTATTTTTATCATAACCAGTTTTAAACTCACGAATATGAGCTTGAAATGCGAAGTCTTGTGGAGCATATTTTCCTTGATGATATTCAACATCATCATCTTTCCCATACCTTATCCATGTCATTCCGTTATTGAATGTGTAGAATGCATTTCCATCTGTGTATACATCCGCATGGCAGTGTTTGTTCCAGCCGCCTACCCAGTAGCAGTGACTGTAATGGGATAATGGTGATAATAAGACTATTGCATATGTTTCCCCTGCTTTCACAGTACATGGGTGGTCAAATAATATACTTGCAATGTCCGGACTACTGTTGTGGAATCTTACTTCCTGTTGAGCTAATACAGTATATTTGCCATCGTAATCGCAGGCTAATTCTTCAGGATATAATACTCCATCTTTATCTATTGTTTTTCTTATTTGTACGATTAAAGGTGATGCAGTATTATATTTATCTTCACCAGCACTTGCTTTTATATTCAGTACAATGGATTCAAGTAAACCAGTTTTCTTTGCTTTAAATGTTTGTGCTCTCCCAATACTTGGTATTTCATTGTTTAATTGGTTTTCTAACCAGTTAGGTCTTGTTTCATAATGTCTATTTCGGTCAAAACCAATATACCAATGTTCATTTGCAGTCATATCCCCACCAATAATATTCCCTGAGGAATCTTTCACAGCCCAAGGGCTGTAATTTCTCGTGGATTTATCAATAGTGGAATTAACTAGTTGTGGAACTTTTGCTTGATGTATAATTTTACCATCTTGTTCTATAGCTTCAATTAAACAAGTTGTTTTACTTAAATCAATAAGGCTGTCATCTTCAAAGTTTACTTGCACTTCTTTATCAGTAGCAGTATCAAAAATCACATTATTATCAGATGTGATTTTATAACCATAACTATTACTTTTATCAACAGGGATTGGTGTGAATCTTTTTCTAATAGCTGCTGGAGTGAGATATTCAATTTTTTCAAGGTTTTGTTTTAACCATTCATCATTTTTACATATTTGACGCAACATTTGCACAGTTACTTCTCTTTGTTCATCAAAACTCATTAAACCAAGATTTTTATAAACTGGTGGGCATTCTTTCATATATTATCAACTCTTTTATTTTGTTTGAACAATTATTTCATTATCTCCAGGTGTTTCATTATTCGTAGGATGTATGTACAAGTTTTTACTATTTGCACTATAATAATAAGTTCCCGGATTTCCGGTTAATTCTTCAACACTATCTTTTTTAGCATATCCATTTCCAGAATTTGCTTCAACTACTCCGACTACAGCAGTAGGTTCGTAAATATAGAATATTTGAGGGTTTGCTTTTGTAGGCATCCAATTTCCTCTTATTCCTCCAGTTACTAAGTTAAAATCATATGTTAAATGAATATTACTTATAGTATCATTCTGCAATACTGATTCTGAAATTTTTTCATAGATATCATGGCTTATTAATATATTACCATTACTTACACCAATTTCTGAAGTGTTTAATACTTCTGAAGCATTGAAATTTGCAGTTAACCTTAATCTTTTATTTACTAAATCTACTGCAGTAGTGCATTCTTTAGTTACACTTAATTTACCTAATTTAGTATCTGTTTTCCTCGGCCTTCCAGTTCCTTTTCCTAATACAATAGATGTTACTGGTTCAAACTCGTTGTTAATCCACCGGTTCATAAAAAAGGATTCGCCCAATAAAGTTATTAGGTTATTCCCTTCTAAAATTACTTTATTTTTTTGTGTGAAGCAATATTTGCCTTGTATACTTATCATTTTATCACAACTTCAATTAACTTATCATCAACTGTTAATTGCATACTTGTATGCATTATAACTTGATGAGAACATTTTTTTAAATCTGTTTCTAAATTTAAATGGATTATTTTTGATAAAGGCATGCATTGTTGTAATCGTTTACTTAAGTTACTTGCATCTTCCATGCGGATATTTGCAGGTATGCTTGTATAATCAAAAATCAAGTCATAGTCTGATGGTGTGTAGTTGTATTTGCTTCTCGCATATTTACAATTATTATTAATCATACTTTTTATTCCTCTGTTCGTTTATCACGAATTAACTGATCAATACTATTAGTTGTGTTAATCCACACTTCATCATCATCACTAGTTGGTGCGGCATCATCATTTTCAGCATCTGTAATATATAACATGTGTTCACCAGTATTATCAAGTGTTACAAGTACATCATCAACATTATATTCTGTAAAGTCTTCAGGTAATGTTTCCACAAAATAGAAACCATCATTTAATGTGGTTGCACCATCTACAAGTTCACGAGTAATACTTTCAACAATTACTTGAATATTTCTACTTATAGTATTAATATAATCATTACCTTCAACATTAATTTCAAGAGTATTTGTTCCTGTTGTTGCTGATGTGAAACTTAACACACCATCTGCAGTATTATCCGCCTCAAAGGCAATAAATGCTTCATCAATCTCCCCATCATCACTGTTTAATGTTACTCTTAATTGTTCGCCAGTTATTTCAGTATCCGTATCCATTTTAACTTTAAAAGGAATTTGTAAATCTTTATTAACACCTGTATAGAATAAATCAGTTTTTAAAATCAGTTCAGGAGTGGTTTTCACAACATTTCGGGTTATATTTTCTGATGTGGAATTACAAAACAATTCTGTTTCATCATGCACTACCTGATAATTATCAGAACCAATAATCCCTCCACTATTAACTGTGAAAGTAAACAATCCTTCTTTATCAACAGTTGTTTCACTAACAACGGCTCCATTTTTAAGTAATTGTACTTTCTCACCAGTTAAACTATTTTTACTCTTATTACTGTTCAAAGTATCCTCTTCAACACAACTACTATCCTTATATTGTGTAGTGTATTCATCAGGAGATTCCCCATCACTTTTCACCAAATGCCCCACTATCCTATAATCATGTAACACAATCCACTCATCAACAACTGCACTATCTAAAACAATACTTGTACTAATTAAACAGAATTTACCAGCCACACGAACATTTAAAGGATAATTAAGATTATTATTATTTTTAAATACAGTATAACCAGCATGCATTTTACAACACTTTGATTTTAAGTCAATATTTTGCAATGTTAATTGTGTATCTTGACTTATGCGGAAAAAAGTAAGGTTATCGCAAAGAAGTGTCGGTGTAAATTGTGGACATGCTAATATTGTAGTGTTTTGAGTGATTAAAGCCGTGTTTAAATGATGTTCTCCATCAAGTAAAGAAATAATATTTTTTTCTCCTTCAACCATATTTAAAGCTTTATTCACAGTTTTAAATGCAGTTTCTTTAGTTACACCATCATTATCATCATTTCCATCTTCCGATACATAGTAATCTGCATGATTACAACCTATTACATGTATAAGTATTTCTTCAGATATCAAATCATCAGGATTAGCTTTAAATTTTCCGTTATTTTCCAATATGTCTTGTTGTGCTTCTTCAATTGTGGAAAAGCATTTGAAAATAAACAGTGTGTCTTCTTCGTTTATGTCTTTTGTTGTTAAACTCCATTTTTTCTGTGAATCTAAAATTAAATCAGCTACAACTTCATTATTAATATAAGGTATAATAATCCAAGATTTTTCTGTTTCATCTATAACAGTTTCTTCAATAAGATTATAACTATTAGTATTGTAAACTTCTTCACCCAAACTGTTTAAAACTTTAAAATCAAATACGAACTTTTGTCCTTGAATAGGATTGTTGTTATTAGCATTTGCAAATAAAAATAGGTTTTCTTGTAATCCATTACACCATTTATCTTTATGCTCCCATCGTTGAGGTTTCCAAGTTCTATTATATACTCCGTCTTTAGAATGTCTTGTTATGTCAATCATGCGACATAATAATCGTTCACGGTTTAATAATTGTGCATCTGTTATACTAAATAATTTGAAGATCTCAAGTATAGGCAATGGAGTGTCATTCAAATGTGTTGCATAATACAGTAATCTTTGCATGTAATGATAGTCATCTTCTGTAACCTGATTGTCATAAGCAGGTATTGTGTCTGAGTATTGTGATGTTTTTACTTCATTGTATGTTCTACGAGGACATCTGAAATATTCACCAAATGCATCTAGAGAGTAATCATGGTCATATTCATCACCAACAATAATAGGGTTTTCTGGAAATCCTTTTGTTGTAGTGTATTCATCCCATGTTTCAATTGTTATCGTGTATTTTTCTGTTGGGATTATTGTTTGTGATGTGTTGGAGTGTAAATATTCAAAATGATTAACAAAATCATCATAATTAAATGTTTCAGTATATATGTCTTTGCTGATTTCTTGCATACTTTCATTAATTTTAATAGAACCATCATCCAAAACAACCTCCTGACTAACCAATTCCATATAATGTTCAGTAATACAAACACTTTTCAAATTAGGGAAACTAACAGCAAAATACATATCATAATTATAACCTGAATTTTGTTCCTTCCAAATAAGAACGTGTTTCCTTAATTTAGAGGCAAGATAAACATCATATAAATTATTGTATACTTTTTTGAACTCACTATTAAAAACACGTTCAGATTTACTGAAATTACTATCCCAATTCTTATTCAAAAAATAAGGGAATTTACTTAATAATGATTTAAAACTCTTATAAGGCATAAATATCCCTTTTTTTACTCCATTATTATTTGAATATCCCCAGGACTGCATTGTTCTTCATCAGAAATAACAACAGGTCCTGTAGGATATTGGAAATTAATATCCTGTAATTCTGGAACATCCCTATCAATATAAACACTACATTTATGAGGTATGAAATCTTCACCAATTTTTAATAGATCCATATAATCAATTACCGCTTGTTTGATTTTTCCTTGTATTTCTGCTTTTTCATCAAGGCTAAAAGGATTAACACGGTCAATATCAACATTAACATTAATATAGATATCAATAGGTTTTAAAACAGGACCCATCAACACAATATCTTCTGTAACTTGAGTAATCTCTTTAGTTAACTCATCATAAACACGATTTAATAAAAAACTATCTCCAGGGTCAATTATAATCTTTAAAGTTCCTGTACCGTCCCAATTAGGGATTAATTTATATCCTTCCACAGCATCAGTACGAGCAAAATAATTCACATATGCCCAGTAATTTCCTTTTTGATTAATTTCAAACCAATGCTGTAATAATTCACGATATTGATTGTCATTATAAACATTTGTGCCCCCAGTACTAGGGTTAATGTTAGTGCAACTTATTGAGTCAATATTTTTCAAACTTGATATGATTTTTGTTAATTGATTTTCATCAACCCCATATTGAGGACCTGCTTTTGTTGCATATGCAAAGACTGTGCAAACAGTTTCACCTGCTGGAAACTTCAAATCTTCAACAGTCTTATATGTAATTCCGTTAGGGCTAGTTACTTCTATTCCTGCACCTTCAATAGTAAGATTGGAATATACTTTAGGTAATTTAAATGTTATTTCCGCACCAGCATGTGTTGCTTGTGGTCTAGGACAACCTAATATGTCTCCAATATCATCTAAATCAATTCCTGTTGCATTATTAATTTTAAAAGAGTTATATACCTCAGTCATGTCAGAATATACTTTTTCAAAAACTTCTGAATGAATACTCAATATCATTGCATAGAAATTACTTATATCCTGTTTATTTTCAATATATTTAATAAACTGGGCAGAATGGCTGATTAAACCTTCATTTAATGCATTTTGTAATGCTTCAAGGAATATTTCTTTGTAATATCTTTGTTGGTATGTCATATGCTTACTTCTCCTTCAATATTTTCATCACTAATACTATTAACACTCCAAGTTACCTTATAATTGTACGGTTCGGAGTATTTTTCAGTTATTTCAATCCAATTAATTTTACGTACACGACGCATATTCCGGAGTACATCTTGAACAAACAATTCTATTTTATATTTAACCATTTCTGATTTGTTAGCTTTGATTAATTCATGTATACGGCAACCAAAATCCGAATATAATGGATTATGTTTAAGTTCTTGATATCTTGTCATTATTGCTATGCAAATAGCATTATGTAGACTATCATGTCCCGTAACATTTACAACATCTCCCTCATGGAATTGCATGTCCCATTCATTCCATTTATTAGGTTTTAATAGGATGTCTTCGTTTAAGGTTTGGTAAAAACGATGGTCATCATCATCAAAATCGCAAGGCAACATATATTATCCTCCCTCTTTTAAACCTAATTCTTCTTTTAATTCTTTTATTAACTCATCTACTTCAGATTTAGTATAAATTTCATCCTTTGTATAATAATCCTTGTTTGTTAAATTCTCTTCGGTTAAATCACTTGTTTGCACAGTATTTCGTTGTTCAGGAGTCATCCAATCTTTATAAATAATTTTTGGAGTGTTAAAATAAATACCTCCATTATCACCATTTATTTGAAGACTTGTTGTGTAACCTTGCAGGTATAATGAACCTCCTGTAGCGATAGGTGGTGGAGTGATTTTATCATTTTGGAAATAACTAATAACATAATATTTGTCGTTAATTTTTGCAACAACACACCTTATGTCTTCATAAGGTTTGAAATAAGTTTTTCTTAAAGTTTCATCCCATTCCAACTCTGCGAAAGGAGTGAAGAAAATATTAGCAGAACCTTCAGTAGGTCTTGTTAACTTACAAGTAACTGTTTTTTCAGTTAATTTAACTTCTGCTTCTTGTGTTTCATAAAAAAACCTTGTTAACTTCCCCACATGTAATTCATTATCTTTTTGAGTGTTATTTCCAGATAAACTTGTATTGTTTGCTATTGCTTGTGTAGCATTGTTTAATGCTCTCATTAATCTACCATCAGTTACGGTTATGTTGCTTGACTTCATGTTGTTGCCTCCGTACTTGTTTCTACTGTTTCCTCATCATTGGAGGTTTCTTGTTCTTTCAACTCACCAAAACCTGGAGGATAATCAACAAGAGTTATATTAGTTTTTAATTCACCATCATAAGATTGTGAAACCTTTGTAATATACATGTAATCATCAACATCGAATTCTGGAATATATACTTTAACCCACCAACCTTCACTCCATGTATTTAACCCCACCGTGGTTAATTCTATACTGTGTCCGTTTTCTCTTTTTATTTTTGCCCATTCGCGGTCTGCGAAACTTCTTACTTCTTCAGGAGTTTCACAAGGAACTTCCTCCGTTTTTGTGGTGGATGTAGTGGTGGTTTCAGGTTCAGTTACTGTTGCATCATTAACAATCCCAGTATCAGTAGTTGTTGTGTCTGTTGCAGGAGTTTCATCTGTTTCAACAACTTGTACTTTCTTAACAGCATCTAACTCTTGAGGTTTTTCACCAAAACGCTCAATAAGTTTTTCATTACGATAAACAATATCCTCCATAACCGTAGAATGTACGGTTAACATATTAACCGTGTCAGGATTATAATCTGTAATCTGAACACTATCCTGTTGTATATTCACACCAGATTGTAATGTAACTTCAAAATAAGTTGTTACTCCATCTGTATCTGTAAATCCTTGCAATGCTCCTTTTGCAGGAGGTTTGATTTTATGAATAAACATTTTGTTATCTCTAATATAACATTCTGCTTCAGCATCCCAATAAGCGAGCACTTCTTTAATAGCATCTTTAATAGTTGAAGCAGAACCTCCCTCATTTGAGTCATCTCCGCTTTTACCACAAGTACCATTGGCTATCTTTTGCCCTAAATCTTCTGCAGACTTATCACTACAACAAACACTCACATATTGTGAGTATTTTTCACAGAATGTATAAATTGTATGCCCCTCATAATATGATGGCATCCAGCTACGGAAGAAATTACAGTCATGTTCACGAACAAGTTTTTCTGTACGGGCTGCTTGTTCTTTCACATGAGGATTACTTGTCCATCCAGCATAACCAAATATGGCATGTGCATAATCTGTTTTTCCTTCAACACTTTTTACAAATGATGCTAATGTACAACCTGCAGCTCCACCACCTACGATAAAAACAATAGTGTCTCCACTACCTTTACTGTTTCTTAATGCTTCCTTGTTAGGACCTATTCCACCATCTACAGCATTTTTTCCTTTAGATTTAAGGGCAGAGATTACTGCATTGATGTAAGATTGTTCTTTTTTATCTATCTTATCACTACAAACATAATAAGTCATATTCTTACACACCTTTCTTTTAGAAGTTAATACTCTCTGATTCCGCCCCGTCTTTTGCAAATCCACTTGCAACAGTACCCATACCCCTACTATATCCGAGAGGGTCAAACATTACTCTTTGTCCGTCAATATATACTACTGTATAAACATGCCCGGTTACATGAATATAATTTGCTTTTAAACCAGCACATCTTAAAAGAACAACTGATAAATGCGCATGGTCGCAACAATTAAAAATTCGTGTTCCTATATTTGCTTTAGCAGTACTGTAAATGTTTTGTTCGTTGTAATGGCTGTTTTCATATCCTTTATACGGGAAATTACTGTTAATCCAATTGTAAATTGATTCTGCTTTTGCTCTTTGTCCTTTTTTACCTTTTGTTAATTGTTTAGCAAACTTACAAGCATCTGCAGGTAAATTACTGTTATCAACACTATTACTTTCTCCATCTGATGAGACATTACTATAATCAATAACTTGATCATCTAAACCTGTGGCATCAACTGCTGGTTCTAAACCTGCTGTTTTAATCATTTCTTTTAAGATTTCAGATATTTTCATTTGAGTAAAATTAAATTCATACTTCTGTTCTAATAATTTACTCATTCCAGAAATCTTCAAACTCATTCCATTTTCATTAAAAGACTCATCAGTAATAAAACCTGCTAAATTAGGTCGTATAGGTTTATTAAAAGTACGATGTTTGCCTAAACTTTCAGCACCTGCATACAAACTTAACCTTACACCTTTATAAAAACGATTTAAATCTTTAATTTCAGGTATGTTAATACTTGCTGAAGCATTAATATCTTCATAATCCAACTCCCATTCCACATGAGTGAATTCCCCATAGTAATATGTTTCTATGATTTTTCCTTGGTGTAATGAGAATCCTTTTGTGAAATTATCATCTTCATCATCGTTGGAGGTATTTTCTAATGTTTCTTTTGTTTCATTATCTGTTTTTTCATCAGAACCATTTAAAGGAATGTATGGTTCCCAGTTTTCTTCATCTGTCTTATACACTTCCAACAATACACGATATATTCTGTATTGTTCTACTTCTGTGAAATGATTAATTACCAAGAAAAATACACTCCATTATTTTTTGTTTTTGGCTTCACGAGCAATACGATCCGCTTCAGATTCCAACTTATCTTCAGGTATTATGAAAGTATCATTAGGTATCATACTTTCACCTGTAGGTATTTCTTTAACTGTGATTTCTAATTCAAGATGGTTAGGTGATGCTTCACTTGCAGTTTTCTGTATATGTACTTCAGCATCAAATTTACCACCCATATAAGGACTTATTACCTCACATGGTTTACTTACCATGTTTTGGAAGATTGTGTCGTAGGTTTCAGGGTGTCTGTCAGGAATATAAATTGTTGTAGTGAAACTAAATTCTCTTACAACATATTTTCCTCGTGTTACTTTTTCAGTTCCTCCAAGAATGGATTGTCTGTTTAATTCTCTACGATTATAGGATTCTTGGGGAGTTATTTCTTCTGGGTAGAATGGGTATCCATCTATTTCAATACTTGCTTCTGCCCCTTCACGAAGGTCACTATACATTCCCATACTATTTATGCCCCTATTCCTTTTATGTTAATATTTGTTACAGCATCTAATCCTTCAAGTGCATTAATCATGATTTGCTTACTTTCACGTGTAGTTAAGTTCCTTGCATCTAATTGCACTGCACCTTCATGAATATGTAATTCAACATTCTGTATACTTTTACCCCATTGTGCAGTTGAAGTTAATGTTCCCATTCCATGTAATTGTTCAAGATTATAATTAGTAGGAACATTTCCTAAACCAACATTTAAACTTGGATTGCCAAAACCAGTTACAATATTTTGCCCTAATCTTTTAGCACTTGCCACAACATTTTTACCTTCTGATACTATGAAATCATTAATATAATTCATTTCATCATAAGTAGCCCATGCCATAGCCCCAGGTGAACCTGTTTCAATACCTCTTTTAAATTCAGCTACAACATCTTGTGCTCCATTACGAGCCGCAGTTTTAGCTGCACTTATACCATTGTTTACGGCTTGTGTTACATAACTCATTTCTTGTTTCATTGCTTGAGCCATTTTCAAGTTTTGTTTGAATCCTTGTGTTACTGCTCGACCTATTTTTGCCCCTCCACTTCTTCCAGTTCCTACAGCACTGTTTGTTGCTGAGGCTACACGAGCGATAGTGATACCAGATAATGGTGCTAATCCAGTATTCACACCATTTACAATTGATAATCCTATGTTTGCTCCTGCACTATAGAATCCGCCACTCATTGCATATAAAGTGGTTTTTAATTGATTTAAAGCATTTGTAACACTTGTTAACAATGCTCCAATACCTCCATTTAATGTTGTTCCTGCAAGACTGTTTAACTGCATTATCGCAGTTTTAATCGCAATTACAGCCAACATAATATTCGCAGAAGTGGCAGTTACTACAGGTATGGTATTTAGGTTAGTTGCTGCAGTTGCTACTTGTCTTGCACTTGTACTTACACGATTTAAGGTTTCACCAATATTTTCAGGTATTGTACTGATACCTGCTAAACTTGCAATATGTGTTGCAGCATTACTGATTGCATATCTTGCTTGAGCAACTTTAGTATTAATTGCACCTGCGTTTACTTCACTATTTGCAATACTTGTTAATGGTTTTAAAGTGTTAATCAAAGTTGCAGCTGTACTGCCTACTTTAGATAATTTTGTAGGGATATCATCAGGTATTGTGCTAATACCTGCTAAACTTGCGAGATGTATTGCACTATTACTTATCGCATACCTTGCCTGTGCGACTTTACTTGCAATACTTGCACTATTCACATTCATATTCTGAATACTTGTTAAAGGTTTTAATGTATTGATTACAGTTGCAGTTGTACTTCCTATTTTTGATAATTTTGTTTTAATACCATCAGGAATATCAGGTAAATCCTTTAAACCTTGTAATTGTTTTGCAGCATCAGTTAAAGCAGATTTAGCTGCACGGATACTTGCACCAAGTTGTAATTTTTTAAGAATTGTTCCTAATGCACCATTATCTCCACCCATACTACTTGATAAACTGTTTAAATTTTTCAATGAATCAGCAACATTTTTAATTCCATCTGAAACTTTTTTAAGTTTCTCACCTGCAGATTGGTCAATATCAGGCAGACTACTGAATTGATTAATAACAGGTGCTGCTTTGATGATTTCATCTTTAGCATCTTCCAAGTGGCTTGTGATTGTTCCAAATGCTCCTCCAAGATTTACGATGTTTCCCATGTTAATGTCCCAATTAACATCAGATAATGCTCCCATTGCTTTCCCTACATTTGCTAAAGATGATGTTACAGCTTCTAATTTACTTGCTACACCCTCATCAATAGTGTCCAAATCACTCATACCGTTGATTTGTTTAGCTGATTCTGTTAATTCTTTTTTAGCTATTACAAGGTTCTGTGATAAGGTTCCCAAATAACCATTTAAGGTCAGTACACTTCCTGCTAATACTGATACTCCAACACTTTCAAGACTCCACATTGCTTTAGCAACTGCTCCGAGACTTGTACTTAATGCTTGAAGATTGCTTGGAACATTTTCAGGAATAGTTATGTCTGAGAATCCTTTAACTAATGTTGCAGTTTTCTTCAACTCATCAACAGCAACTTTAATTGGATCGTTAAATAACATTATTGCGGATATTCCTTGGTAAACCATTGTTAACCATGAAGTTGCTACTACTGCTGCCATTGCTTTACATAATTCCCATATTGCAACACCTATTTGTTTCAAACCATCAATATCTCCACTTAAATCCAGTTTATCGAAGTTTAATGCTTTGAATACTTCTGCTAATGCTCTGATAAAGATTAATGCTTCTGCAGCTAATGCAACAACCACTGGAATCATTATTGCCACTACTGCTGCAACAGTTAATAATGGTGCTAACATTGATGATATGCTTGCCCCCAATCCGGATAATCCTGCACTTGCTGCTGTTGCTTCAGTTGCTCCTGCCGCAGCTTCTGCACCAACTCCTGCAGGTATCATACCTGCAACTTCACTTAAACCTTCCATTGCTTGTCCGGATTTTTTCATACCTTTACTTTTATCTGCTACAATATCAACACCATCAATAGCAGTATCTAATGCATCTGAAATTTCTTCTTGACTTTTAGAATAGTTTTTTATCCTATTAATAATGCTGGAATCCCAACCGTCACTAACTTGGTCTTTTATCCCTTTAGGATTTTTAAGCAAATCCTTGGAGTATACTTTGTTTGAAGTGTTTTGTACTTTGTTTCCTAATTCTCCATTTTTTTCCAAATCCTTTAATAAGGTTCCTGCTTCTTCACGATATTTATCGTTATCCTTTTTCAATGCATCAAATGCACTTAATCCTGCTTCCGCACCTGTGGCTCCGATACTGGCTTTACTTTCTGTTACTCCACCAGCCACTTGTGCTCCTCCTGCAGCAATATCTGACACATTACTAACAGTATTAGTTGCATCAGCAACACCTTCAACAGCTGCTTCTGTTCCTTTAACTGCAGATGTCACAGACTTCCAAACACTTTTAAGCTTTCCAACACCTTCTTGTAAATTTTTAACACCATTAGCCATATTAGTAATGGTTTGACCCCATGTACTTGCAGTATCAACCACAGCAGTAGCTCCAAGCATACTTGCGAACAAACCTCCACCGGTAGCTTTGTTCAAATCAATTAATGCTCTTTTAGCATCTTTAATTCCAGGTAGGAATTCATTACCTAATTTTTTACCAGCACTACTGAACTGTTTCTCTAATTGCTTGTCTAAACCTTCATTAGTTTCCATTAACTCTTTAGTATCACCAGTTAATTGTTGTACTGCTGCCATATAACCTTCAATATCGTTTTCATCACCATCCCATAAACCAGTACTTTTTAAAGCATCCACGGTGATTCCATATTGGTCAAGACTTGCACAGGCTCCTTTAATACCTTTACTTAAATCCATCATTGCGGTTTCCGCTAACTCAGTACTTCCAGTTTGTGCTAAAACTTTTGCACCAAAACCAGCCATTGCTTCCGTAGCATCATAAATCTGTTGGTCCGTTGCACCTGTCGCGGTTTTGAAAGCATTCATTGCAGGAATTAAACTTTGCATACTAACAAGACTACTGTTAGTAACATCATCAACATGCTGATTTAATTTACTTGCAGCCTCACTTGTACTACTCATCATTTTCAATAGTACACTATTTGTTTCTGCTTTACTGCTTGTTCCGAAGATGTTGTCCATTGCGGTTTTCCCACCATTTACTTTAGACACCATACTGTCTAAACCAGAACTTACTTGTAGTAAACCAGAGTTAATATCGTTTCCTGCAGTTAAAGCACGACTACCCATGCTTTGAACATTTTTATCTATATTTTTTGCAACATTACTTACCTCATCTTTCCCAAAAAATGTTAGCATTATTTCTTCAGCAGTAGCCATACTTTTTTTACCACCTATTATTTTTTCTTCTTTGCTTGTTTAATTCTCTGATTTGCTCTTGCTCGTGTCTTATTTCCATACCGTACTTCCGCATTAACATCATAATATCTAAATCATTCCTTTTATAAATCACTTCACTGATAGGAATATGTAAATGTTTACTAACACGGAAATAAACTTCACCGATAAAACTATCTAACAGGTGGAAATAATTCTTCCGTGAAAGTATCATTTAACTTTAACCTGCCACGGACTTCATGGAATAAACTTGTTTTAGTATCTAAATCTATTTGCTCCCAGAATTTAAGGTTCTCTTCGAAAGTTTTTTCGGGATCATCTACGAATTCCATACGGTCTGCGAGAAATTCATTAATGATTTTTAAATTGTTATCTAAATCATAAGCTTTTTCCATGATTTTATCTGATAATGCCTGATACATTTTATGTTCCTCAGGACTCATTGGTTGTTTTGTTTCTGCTTTTGCAATTAATTTTTTCTCATCACGGTTTAAATCACGGAATAATCCCATTTGTGTACCCATTCCTTCAAGGTATTGTTTGTCAGTGTAAGGTTTTATCCTCATTTGTAATAGGAATCTCTGACCGTTTATATAGTAATTCATGTCTATACGATATTGTGATTTGTCATGTATTAATTTAAGTAGTTGTGATTGTGTTTTCACGATTTGTTGTGTTGCTTCAATGTTTTGTTCCGCTACTTCTGTGTTGTATTTTTTGAAGTATGGTCTGTAATCGTGTAATAATTGTTTTAATTCTTTTTGTTCTTGTTCGGTTAATGTTTCATGATTAACACATTTATCCGTTAATATTTGCTCGTGTTCTGTTAAATAATCATAAGGTAATTCTTTGCATTCGTTTGGGAATTTAACATCCCATAAAAATTTTGTTGTTTGTTCACTAACCATGATAAATCTCCTTTTTTTTATGAAATTGTTATGTTTAGGAATCGAACCTATATTAAATACACCTGTACCATAACTAAAAAAAAATATGGATAAGAATTATTTCTTATCCTTAACACTTAATGCAATACCAGATACATCAATACTCATTCCTTCATCTTCCTGTGCAGGTTTGCAGGAATCAATACGACAATGTAACAAGGTGAACAATTCTTTATAATCCCCATCATCATTAAAATTAAAAACTCCAATAGGGAAGTTTCTCCTGTTTCTTTGATATTCTCTCAACATACTGAAGAATTCAGGGGAAACACTATTAGCTTCCCATTTATACTCGTTTTTACCTCCTTTGTAACCTACAGGGTCACGACTGTTGGTGGCTGGGCGAGTTTCAGATTCACTACTGAATTCCACATTAAAATCTTCACAAACAATAACTTCTTTATCTAATCTTAATTCACCAAGGTCATAGGTGTTATCATCAGGATCTATTGTTATACTCATACTTAATTACCTCCTACGGTTGAGTTAGGTGCTTCAATGTACATACTAAAACCAATAAGTAAAGTACTGTTTACAGGTGCTGCTACACCTTCACATTTAAGGTCATATGGGTTGGTTTCAGATTCAACTACTTTAATTTCAGTACCATTCATCATATATCCATCACTTATCTTCTTATCAACTATCACATCAATATCTGATTGAAGATAGCTGAGATTAGTTTCAGTTTCATTTCTTTTGAGTTGTACATATAATGCATCATAAACTTCCCTTATAAGTTGATCAACATTTCTACGGGCATGAATCAATGAATCATTAGGACGATTATCAGGAGTAGTTGCAAAAGCTGTTGACACGGCAAGATTAATTCTTGGGTGTATTTCAGATGCTGCTAATTCATCATTGATAAAAGTGATTCCTGCAGCTTGTAACTCATCACATTCTTCACGAGTTCTATTACTATATTTTCCAGAAGGGATGGTTCTAAAATCAGTGTATCCTGGTTCTTCATAGTATGGTGTGATGCAAACTTTAGCTACATTTTTCCCAAAATCTTCAGCAGGCATTAATACTGCTCTAGTATTTTGAATGTAGCTTTCTTGACTATCATCAGTATATGCTTTTAATTCTTCATCATTTGCACCAATAACTGTGAAGTATGCGATTCTTGGGTTTCCATGTTCTGAATCTTGTTTAATGAGTTCTACTGCAGAATTCATAATACTGATTATGCTTTTTGCAGTATCTTCTTTTTTGAAACCAACATAAGCTTCTACTTGTATTTCTCTTTTCTTTTTAGCTTCATTCATTGCATCTAACCAAGGTTTTGGTGTGCTTACTTCTGCAGCTCCTAAATCAATAATGTAAATATATGGTACGGTTATATCATCACTATTGGATTTTTTTATTTCTTTAAAAAAGTCATTGACTGTAATTAATAATTGATTGTTTTCTAAGTCAGTACCAATACCTCCATTTTCTACAGTTTTGTAGACTTGTTGGAAGTTTTTAAATTTCTGTATACCAGTTTTAGGTGTGGTATTACCAGTTATTCCAATGAAACATGGTATTTCTGCACCTACTCCAGATAATATTGGGTTACTGTCAGATTCAAAGTATTTTACCTTTGGAGTTTCATTTATGCTCATAGTTTCTATTCTCCAACATAATTTTTAATTATTTTATTCAATTCATCAGTGGTGATTGATGGTTTAATATTTTCAACACCATAAATAGTTTCTTCTTGTTTGTACTGATTGTATAATCCTGCTTGAGTTAAAGCACCCATAATAATGTAATTACGGGTTGGATTTTTCTGTACTGCTTCGTACAAGATTTCTTTAGGTGTACTAGTTTTATTATTTTTATTTTTTGATTCGTTTTTAATTGTCATAATAATTCCTCATCAATTTCTAATTGAGTATATACTTCTCCACCAATCTTATAATAAGAATAGTAATTCATTTTTAACTTTAAAATTGAACGTAATACTGGTTCATGAATGTTTAATTCATCTAAATCCGTTATACTGTTGATGGAAAAAGTGTTTTTAATAATATGATAATGCTTAAAAAAAGAAGTGTAAATATCAAGATTAGGACATTGGTTTTTATGTGCTCTATGCTTATTTTCAGTTAATGCTCTACAAGTATCATTTAAAACCTCGCAAGATTTATCCTGCATATTATAATTTTTGCAAGTTGAATAATGATTAGCTTCAGCTTGCAATATCCTGTTTTGTACTTGTTGTATAATGCTAATTCTTTGTTTATTTGAGTTACACCAAATATTAATCCACACATCAGTTTGATATTGTTTCTGGATATGTTGAATGTTGTCTATTTCAACATATCTTCTTTTAACAAATGTTTCATCAGCTGTTTGTATGGTGATGCATGGTGTGGAATCTATTTCAGCATAACCTTTTATTATAGGTACAATCGACTCATATTGTATTTGCTTGTTTAATAAGTTATAAAAAGCATTTTCCATTAAAGTCATTTTAACAATCCTGCTTTATTTAATTCTTCATGAAAATATTGTTTAAATAATGGTGTGACTTGATTAACTGTACGAGTTACAAAGGGATTTGCAGGCATTTTACAAGTACCAAACTGGACATAAACCCAGTAATGGTCACCATTTTTTGATGTTGCTTTTGACCTTAATTCACCAGTTAGTGGTTTAGGTTTGTGTTTACTAATGGTTCTTTGTAGATTACCTGTAGGTTTATAACCTGTAGTGGACCTTGAATGTCCGGGTCTTGGAACTTCTCGTTTACTAATTGTTTCTGCATCATGCAAAGCGTGGTCTAAAGTATTTTCCAGAGGTTGTTGGAAACCTTTACCTTTCAAACCTAATTTTTGATAGTATGATGGGTTAAAACTAATATTCATTCCAAATTGCATATTTACCCACTTTATTTTTTCCTTAATTTCCTTATCACAACTTTTTTAAAGTTAAGAATGTGATTCCATTCCTCAATACTACCTATTATTTCGTAACATTCATTATGTATTAAGAGATGGTCCGTGTCATTTAATTGTGAGTGAATCGAAATATATAATTTATAAGTATCCTGCAGTATTTTACCAAATATCTGCATACTTGATTCATTAGATAATGGTTGTATATCCGCTTCTATGCTTTCGCGGAAAACATATTCTTTATCTCCATATTCATCTAAACCTTTGTAAGTGTAGATGTCTACATCTGTATTTTTGAAAAAAGGAATCATAGTCTTAAAGCATCCTTATGTATGTTGAGTAACGATTGTTTAAATCGTTTAATGTTTTTTGTATTAAAGCTCCTTTACCAATACTAGTATCATAACTTATTGTTACATCACTTTCTGTAATGCTTGATGCGTTTTTATCCTTGCTATTGTCTAAATTGTATTCTAACATGTTGATGATTAAAGGTACTATGTGTGTTGAGTATTCTTGTGTAGTTAATCCTGCACTATATTCTAACCTTAAAAAACCATTATAAGTTCTATTAAAATATAATATCCCATCATCATAATCAATATTATAATCCTTATCTTCAATTAAAATAGAATCTCCTATTTTTAAAGAATGAATTTCATCAATGGGAAACATGTCTACTAATAATTTATCATCATTGAAACCATTTTCAACTTGAGTAAAACTAACGGGTTCAATAGGAACATCTAAACCTTGATTAATCTGACTTTTAACAATCTCCAAAAGCAACTGGAACTCATCATCAGACAATTCAAAACCATCCTTTTTTAATATTTGTTGAATATCTGTTTCATCAATCATAAAAATAAACTCACATCAAAAAAAAATATAGGATAAAAACAAATTTTTATCCTTTAGTTAAAACAACACTAACTGTATCATTCGCGGAAACTGTAATACTAGAAGAATAATCATTATACCCTGTTTTAGAAACAACTACGGTTTGCTCACCTTTAGCCACACCTTTAATAGTGCAACCTCCAGCACTACCAGTAGTACCTGTCTTATTATCTACAGTTACACTAGCTCCTTCAACAGTCCCATCTGCATCAGTCACATTAAATGTTAAATCAAATGTTTCAGGATCTCCTCCAGGATTAGGGAGAATCTGAAGCAGCACCAATTCCAGTAAGCATACCATCTTTAAACTCACCATTAGTCAACATAGTTAAAAATGCAGCTACAACATTCTTATAAGCTAACTTATTAACAGGTAAATCAGTAATGAGTGTAGGGGGCATTAATCTTCTTACTTCTATAGTAGTAGAATCAAGAATAGCTAATTTATCACCTTTAGTAGTATCCCAGTTCCTATCAATAAGAATTGGTAATTCAGTACCCATCATGGATTCATAAGTTACTACGCGGTGTCCTAAACCGATGTCTACTTTATCGTTAAATCTTCTATAAGGTGCAACTAATGCTTTTAATTGTTTAGCAACACCATAACTACAGACCATTACATCAGGGTTACTGTTATCATTGTTTAAATCTTCAAGCATATCATCAATAATATCCTCAGTAATAGGTGCTCCTTTAAGGTCTTCTGTGTGAGTTTTAATGGTTGAAGAAATACCTTTGAAATCTTTACTAGTACTATCACCAGTTCCTTCAAGGATTGCACGGTCTGTTTTATTATTCACATCAATGAATTTCTTTTCTTGTCTACGAGCAAGAAGATCAACATAAGTATTACCCATTTGTGCCATCATTGACACTTCGATAGGTGCAACTAATGCTTTCATTTTGTCAGTTACATCTTTGATTTTCTCCACATTTGCATCAGGGATATCATCTAATTCTCCAATCCATTTAACATCATCTGCTTCTGCTTGTTCTTCAAAGTAACCTACTAATGCTGCTTTGTTATCGAATACTTGTCCTTTACTTTCTAAGTATCTGAGTAATGGTGCGTTTTCAAAGGTTTTAGTTTGCAATACTTGAGAGTATTCTAATTGCATTGCGTTAGGATAATCACTAACCTGTTGGAATGTTTTTTTCAATTCAGCAATTTCTGCACTGTTGGTTGCTACTTTACTGATTATATCATCTAAATTAGTCATATTAAATTACTTCCTCTTCTTTTTTGTATTATAAATTGTTGATTACAGCATCAATTAAAGGATTGTTATTCCTTTGTTTTTTCATTAATATTTCTGCGGTTTCAGTTGTGCTGAAAACATTTTTCTGTATAGTTTGTTCATTGTTAGCCTCATTGTTTTTTTCTAAGTTAACATGAGGTTCAGGTACACGACCTTCATTTAAGTTTTTAAAGAATTTATCTTCAAAATCATCAAAGGTATCTGTGATGGATTTACTAATCATTTCCTGGATTTGTTCAGGATTCAATGATTTAACTACACCTTCATTAGTGTTTCCAGTATCTTCACCTTGAGGTTCATTTCCTTCTTTGTCTAATTCCTCATGAACAATGTTTTTAACTTCACCTTTAACAGATTCGGTGATTTGTTCAACGAGTCCTTGTTCTTTTTCACTCCATAACTCATCCATAGCTATTTTTAAGTCATTATTAGTAACATATTGTTCTTCAGGTTCTGCACCTGATTGAGTATTATTATCTGTCATGTTTTTAGTCTCCATATTTTTTAATATTTTATTACATACTCCTGCAAAACATGTTCCTTCAACTACCCCTTTAGCAGTGGTAACTGTACCTAAAGTATCCATGTTTGCAGGCATACTTGTTAAACTGATTTCATCTAATCTTGCATTTTTAACATTCCAACCACCATCACGATTACGATCATATTCGGTTGGTGCACCACCAATACTTAAACCCAGGTTAACTCCAATGTCCAACATTTCTTTAATGTCGGGTGCATATTTAGAAAGTATTGTGGCACCTATTTTCAAGGTATCATTATCAGAATCCAGTACTTTGTTGATACTGCCTAGTAAACCTGTGAATAAACCATATTCATGGTCTCCATGAAGATTTTTATTACTGGTTAGTAATTGTTTTTTCATGGAGTTTATGGCTGATGGTAGCATAATGTCTTTTTGCAAGTCTTGGCTTGTTGTACTTGCTATTCCTATGATGTCTAATGTTCCATCATCATTTAACGTGTAATTTTGTTTGTTGTTTTTGGTGAGTGGGACATAGACTCGAAAACGATTATGATTATACAATGTTTTCCAATCCTCCGAAAAAATTTCATTCTTTTTTTATAAAAAAAAATAAATTAATGTTAAAATAAGCTTTAAAGATAATAACTAATTTGTATAAAAAAATAGTAGAAGAAAAAATATTTAATGTTTAAGTTTTTTTTCTTCTTCAATAATCACCGTAGACAATTAGAAAAAAATAGTAAATTATTACAAAAATTGATAATAAAAAAAACATTATGGTGGTGAAAAAATTAAAAAAATCTGAATCATACATTAAATAATAAATAATATAAAAAAAGTAGGTTTTAGTCTTCAGCAAATAGTTTTTCTTCATCAAATTCTTTAGGATTCTCAAGTGTGCCAAAAATATCTGATAAATATCCCTTAGACATACAAAGCTCTTTCCATTCAGCAAAAGCTGTAGGATTTGATTTATACATTCCCTGTAAGTGTTCCATTTTTTTTTCCATAGTTTTAAACTGTTCCACAGCAGTAATATGATCCGGATTAAATCTTCCATAACCTACAAGGTTAGATCCATCAATAATATCTGATACTTCATCATATTTCATTTTATCAATCCGTTATTAATTTACAAATTTAACTTCAAAACCATAAACTGATAATTCCTTTTCATATAAATTTATGTATCTATTTTTATGTTCATTAACATATTTATCTCTTTCCTTAAAATAATTCACTTCTTCAGAAGTGTACTTATCAATAGGTTTACCTTCATAAAATGTTGATGGAATAATCCTACCAGTATCTTTATTAAAATCATCAGTCATATTTTTCTCAATTTTAAAACCAATATCTTTGATTTTTTTAGAGTTATCTTTGTTTTGAGAAAGGCTATTATTCTTAATGATAAATGTTCCTTCTTCATTTGTTATTAAACCATATTTAACTTTATTAGAAGCAAAATATTCTAAATCTCCTGAAGAAGGAAGTGGAGGATTAGATTTAGGATGATTATGGATTAAAAATAATATTCCTTTTTCTTTTTCTGCAGTTTCTAAGAATTTTTTAGTTAAATTTACTGAGTTAGATTTACCATCAGATATTAATCCAGAAAATGTTCCTTTTTTTGTTCTTGCCGTTGCAAATTCAACATCTACATATTTAACATTTCCTTGGAATTCATATAGATTATCAACTAAACTCATGTCCTTTTTATCAATGAATCCTTTACATTCTTCCTTAAATTGATTTTTAGATAATGAATTAGTTATCCCATTGCTAGAATATTGGGAGAATGGTTTCTTTGAACTCCTATTATCAGTATAAATATTGTTTAATACATGTAACTCCCAATCAGATAATGGTGTTAAGTTTATTACTTCTGGATTAACATTATCCCTCCTAGATTTCCATACTGCTAAATAAGTACAACGACAATTAGGATGCAAAGGCAATATACTATTCTCATCCAAATCACTTATACGATACACATTATCCTTTAAACCAGAATGATAAACCTTATCCTCACCTTTATTAAACAAGTAAGCATTATCCAAACATAAACTACAAACATCACTATCTTCAGCAGTTAATATTGTGACTTCAGTATAACCTTCATTAACATAGGATTGTAAAATACCTGTGTTTTGTGCTCTGCTAACTTCTGTTTTAGCAATCATTACTGCTCTTTGTTTAGCACTTAAAGTACTACCTTCTAAAGGTTTTACTCCTAATTCAACTATTTTGTTAGCTAAACTATATGGGTTTTCACCAGTAGCTACAGCTTGAGTAATTGTTTTTTTAACACTGCCTCGTAAATCATCACTTAATTTCTTTATTAAATGAAAATTGTATTGTCTTACAAAGTCTAATGCTTCCTTGTCAGTATCAGTGAATACGAGTTTCTCTTTAATGTCATTGTATCCTTTCTGTTTACCTAATTCATATACTCGTTCGATTAAACCATCAACACTTCCATATGTTTGTTCTAACAAATCCTCCCATTCCATATCCAAACTTTGGAGTATTTCTTTTTGTCTTTGCATTTCTGCATAATAATACTCTTTAGCCTGTGGTGATGATAACCACATTCTACTATGGTTTAATTGCTGGTCAAGTAAGTTACTTATCAAATTATAATATTCTTGTACAATTAGAGAGTCTTTAGTTTTGTTTATATGGAATTCTTCCCACAAACCAGTACAGGATAATAATAATTTATCTGTTTCTATCTGTTCACTTGTTTTAATCATACTCTCGCCTTAACCTTTCCATTGTCAAAGCTTTTTGCAGACTTTTAACCTGTAAATCCACATTAGGACTCATGTTTAGGTTTTGGTTTAAAGGTAACTCCCCCCAATCCACAGGATTCAAACCATAATCCAAACGAACCTCGTTAATAGATTTAACACCGTTCTTCAACTGAATATCCTCTATCTGAGCACGAGTCAACTTATTCTCCAAATCCATATGGTTATACTCAAAAACCTCTTTAAACCCAGACCTGCCTAATACTTTATTAAAAGCATTTTCAATAATCTTACAATCCCCAGACAAAGTATTATTAAAAGATTTTTCTTGACTATCCCCTGTACCACTACCTAAGTGTGCTGTTTCAACAATACCTATCACAGCAGGAGGCACTTGAAAACCAATTAATATACGGTCACGACTATAATTTAGTAAGTTAAGGAAATCCAAATCACGGTTATTATTACCTGTGCTTTGATAAGTAGCTCCTTTAACTGTAAGCAAACCTTTTTTATTTTTATCTTGCTTCATTCTGTTAATAAAAGATTGAATACTTACATTACTTGTTTCTTTATCAAATGATAATATTCCCCGTGGATCCATTCCACTGTTATCAAACATTTCTTTGTTATGTTTTAAACCACTGAATTCTAATGCAATAGATAATCCAATACTGTCTATTTCACTAATACCCCATAGATAGTTTTTAGCTTCAGGTCTAGGTTCATATATATGTATTATTTCATCATCTTCAAACCTGTAACCTGTATTACGAAGACCCCATTGACTAGTATCATTATGATAACAAATTAACTCCGTAGGTATATGTTTAAAACCAATAGGTATGTTACCATAATTTTCTTTATGGTTAACTTCTATAAAACAGTCTCCTGTTAATTTCCATGATTTCCATATTAAATCATTGAGTGTTGCAAATGTATCTGCCCTTAATTTTCCCTGAGGATCGTTGAATAAGTTATTTAAGTAATTCGCTGTTATGGGATTTACCTCTTCACCATAATTATTGGTGATGGTGAATCCGTTTATTAAGCTATATCTAATGTATGCTTTAATACATGATTTAACAAAAACATTATTATATGAATCATAATATGTTTGCAGGTCTCCTGTGTCTTTGTTGGCTTGTGTGAATGCCCAATGATAATTGTTCATGAATTCATAGAATAATGAATCATCTTCAGGGTTTCGTAATCCAGGTAGTTTCATTATATTTTTTTTGATGTTGTTAAAAAATCCCATAGTATATAATTCTCCTTTTCCATATTTTTTTTATTAGATTTCCACGATTTCAAAGATATCATTCCCAATAAATTCTTGGTTAATATAATTGAATGCATGTGCTGCTGCATCAACAATATCATCATGTTCTCCGTTAGGAAATGCTCGGAATTCATCTTGAAATGTTTTACGAAGCTTATTATCCTGTATATCAACATATACATGTCCATCATAAATATAATCTTTGAGTGGTGTTGCTCTGTCCGCTTTACTATTGTTTGGTACTGGTATGGCTCTTTCTAGGAAGTATCCAGGTAATTGTTGCTCCCAATTATCGTATAATAATGCTCCCGCTGCTGCCACTCCAGTTTCAATTATACTAATATTATCAACTCCATCAAGTATTATCTGATTTTTTATTTCTTGACTTGTATCTTTACCAAATTGCCCATGAACAAAATCAGTTATAAGTATGGATTTATAATCGTTTAACAAGTATATAGGTACTCCTGCTGTGAAATCATTTTTACCAGGGTCGCTGCTTGCTGTATCCCATCCTCGACACATTTGAATGGTTGTTAATTCTTTTGGAGGTGCACCCCAATGAAATTTATTTAAATCAAAGAAATTACTGGAGTCATCGATTGGTTTTTGTTGGAAAATGGATTGGAATAATCTTTCACCAATATTTTCTCTTTTCTTTTCCAATAATTCGATACTATATTTTTCTTTCCATAATGGTGTTCCATCAGGTTTTATTGCTGGGAATTCTATGAAATGATAATCCATTGACCTGTTTGTTTTGAAGTATCCTTGCAGGTCGTTGCTGTGCCATCTTGTATGTAATAAAATAAATCTGGTGTGGGGTTCTATTCTTTGTTCGATAATAGTATCAAACCAATCAATTTTTTTTTGAAGTAATGTTGGAGTAATATCTTCAAATCCTTTGTAAGGGTCATCTATTATTAGGTAGTCTGCATCTTGTCCTGTAATACTACCATTTGCTCCTGTTAGTCTTATGCTTCCGGTGTAGTCTTCTCCTTCTTGATTACAGAACATAATATGGGTGCTACTGTGTTTTGTTTCTGATAGGTATACATTGAAGTATGCTCCGTATCTTCTAATATATTCCCTGATTTGTATACCGAATTTTTCTGATAGGCTTCCTTCATTATTCACAATAAGAATGTTTAGGTTGGGTTTTTGGAAGATTAACCATAACGGATAAGCAATAGTCACCAAACTCGATTTACTATTATGTGTAGGGATTAATTGTTTTCCTGCAAGGTATATTCCATCAGGATTTTCTATTTCAATACATTTTCCTTGTTCACCTTTAACAGTAGTAATATCTGTGATTGCCAATCTGCGATGTGTAGGAGTTTTGTTTATCCTTTTTCTTGGTATTTGTGTTGGAATACTATATTTCGGTTGGAAACCTACGACATAAGCATCATGAGTTGATTTAATATTATATTTTGAATTTCTTTTATAATGGTTTATATCCTCTTTTTTTCTTACATGGAAATAAGGATATAATCCTAAACCAGTACATAATTCAAAAACATCATTTATTAACTGTTTGTTTATATTAATAAATCTTACACGACCATTTTTATCAACACTGCCATCACTGTCAATTAAACCAGCTAATAATTGTAATCTATCTTCAACACAGGCTTCCAAGTATATTCTTGGAATATGTTTATTATTGTATAAGTGTAATTCTTTAATCTTTTTAATTATTCCTTGATGGCTGAAATAGGTTGTTTTAACACCTGTTTCAGTATGTGTGCAGATAGTTGAAATTTTATATGGAATGTGTTCTATTGATTCAATGTCTTTAGGATCATGTGTAATGCATGGTTTAGTACTTGAACCATCACCTAACCATAATCCGAGGAAGTATGGGTCAAGTGGTAATTCTGTTTTCGGATATTGTATTGGTTTTATGAATGGTAAATGATATCTGTATCTTTTTTTACCATTTTTTTCAGTATATTTGTAATCTTTTTTTATTTCAGATGTTGTAATGGTTAATGGATTTTTATTACCTCTTTTTGATACGGTCCATAAATGTTCTTCATGTGCAAGTATCTTTGAACCATTGCTAAAAGTTATTAATTGATTACAATTTGATTTATCTGAAATACCAATAATTTTTGTAGGTTCTCCGTTTAAACCGTAAACATAATCTCCTATTTTTAAATCCCCATGGGTTGTCCAACCACGATTACTTGTTAGTATTGGTGTACTGTCTGCTAATTTATGTCTTGGAGGCATTGCAACACATAAACGGTACGGATTAGTTTTATAAAGCTTCATTAACTCTTTACTCAACACTCGTATATGTGGTGCAGGTAAATTATCATCATACCTGCTGGTAACAAACAACCTGTAGAACTTGTATAAATCACTGCAACAGGTTTGCAGTTTCTCATCAAAATTAACCATTTTATTCGTTTATTATTTCATCAATTAACTCTTCACTGAACAATTCTTTCACATTTTTATGCTCATGCCTTAAATCACCTTTTAGTGAGAGTTTATCTTTTCTTCCAAAGTTTTCAGGGTCTACTCTTTCCAACCACCAAGCATCACTCTTCCAATCAACTTCCCCCGCTTTATATATCCGCCTAACACGAAGAGCAATCGCAACACTTTTCGCTTCTTCAACATTTAGGTAAAAATCCCTAAACTTACCTGATTTAGCAACTTTTCCTTTATTATACCATGCATAAAAAGTAGATGCATCAATTCCATGCATTACCGCAGCATGAGTAATTGGCACACCGGCTTTAATATCATTGCAAATTTGTTTTTCTAAATTTTTGTTTAATTTTAGTTTCGCTCCTCTTTTTGCCATATTTTTAACTCCTCCTTTTTTTATTATGGGATTTTTTGGATTATTTGTTCAAAATTTTATCCATAATAAGTTTGATTTTTTTATCCTTTGAGTTTTTTTTAGTTTATTTTTTCTGCTTTTTTACCTGTGAATGTTTCCCAGCGGTTGATGATTACTTGACAATATTTTGGTGTTAATTCCATCATATAACAAGTACGATTAGTTTGTTCGCATGAAATTAAAGTGGAACCACTTCCTCCGAATAAATCGAGTACCGTTTCCGCGTGGGGGTTATGTTCCAGGCAAGTAATTATTAACTCTAATGGTTTCATGGTGGGGTGTAACTCGGACTTCTTCGGTCTGTTAATATCAAAAACATTACACAAATCCCTTTTATCCGTGAATGTTTTTCCTGACTCGTTCCATCCGAACCAAATAGGCTCGTATTTGTTCTGATATTTTCCCCTACCTAATGTGAAGGTGTCCTTGTTCCAGATGATTGTGGTGGAATTATGCAATAATTCGTCACATATTGTAAACATTATTCTTCCGTCAGCACTCTGTCCTGCACATATATAACAACAACCCTCGACGAATGATTTAATATTATTAACCCATTTTCTACAGAACACCTTAAAATCATCGGTGGACATATCATCATTTTCGATTGGTCGAACCTTAAATTTGGGGTGATTTATGGAGCCTATATTGACATTGTATGGGGGGTCAGTGAATAATAAATCCACCTTCCGTTCACCCCCCGCCGCGAGTAGGGAGGTCACATCGTCCTCAGATGTTGCATCACCACATAATAAATAATGGTCGCCAAGACGGAACAAATCCCCATATTTTATATCTGTTTCTAATTCTTCAGGTTCAACATAATCATCTTCAACAACCCCTTCTCCTGTTTCTTCTGCAGTATCAATATTCAATTCTTCCAGTTCATGTTCGCTAAAACCTGTTAATTGAATATCAATAGGAGATAACTCTAATTCTTCAAGTAATGGTTGGAGTTTCAGTTCATCCCATTCTCCATTAATCTTATTTAAAGCCAAATTCAAAGCCTTCTCATGGTCATCATCACGAATAGACAATTCAGTATCAGTAAAAACAAAACCAACATCACCCAACCTAATCATAGGCAACTCCGCCAAAAAATCATTATCCAACATATGCTCATCCAACAAGACATCATATCTTTGATGCCCCCCAACAATATGCATATTCTTCAAATTCACTATAATCGGATCCACCAATCCAAAAGTACTAATACTGTTTTTTAGTTTCTGATAATCCTCATCACCAATTCTACGAGGATTATATTCCGCTGGTTTTAAATCCGTTATTTTAATATGTTCTATTTCCATATTTCAATCCCCTCTCTTTTTTTTGATTGTAAAAATAATATAATATTTTTTATAGTAGTTTGATTAATCCTATGATTAGGAATCCGAATATTCCTCCGAATAATGCTATGCTGATTCCCAATACCCATTTTAAGGTGGATAGGGCACTGGTGACTTCCGCGACATTTACACATAGTTTGTCGAGGTTACTGTCCAGTTTGTCTATTTTTTTTTTGAATTCGTTTATTTCGTTTTGTCGGTGGGTGGCTTTGGTTTCGAGTGTGGTTATTCTGTCTTCGTTGTAGCAGAAATTATTATGCTGTGTCATTATTATCATACTCCACATTATTGGTGGTGTTGTCTAATATGGTGTTTGGGTGTTTCGCATCAAAGTAGGCTAATACGAAACCAATAATTGCCACGAGTATTGCGATTAATTGATTTTGCATGTCCGCTGTTAATGCGAGGTATGGTGCTATAGTCATTACTACGAATTTGATTATTGTTGTTAGGTTTCCGAATAATTCATTTTTTTGTGTCATTTTTTAAAATCCTCCATCTATTTTAGATTAAATAAAAAAAAATTAAATAATATTTTATGAGTGAATGGATGCAGTAGGATTCAAACCTACGATAAAAAAAAAGATAATAGAATATCTTAATGTTTTTTAAGAGCAATGTTAAAAATTTTAATGTTTATTTTCTCTTTTTTTTAAGAGTATCTGCATTTCTCTGTACATCCAGAAGATTAAAAT